ATGTTACCAAGGAGCAAATCTTTAGTGGTATCATAACAGCTGATTTTGACTATGATACAAAGCAATGCACAATAGTTATAAATAACTATAAACAAAAATACAATATAAATCTTCCACAAACGATTATCAAGGAAGATGATACGACTAATGATTTTCACTATGCACCGGAAGATAACTTTAACAAACCTATCCCTATGTTATACGGAGCTTTTGTTCCAGATTCAAACTACGGCTATTCATCTTCAAGTGATAGAGCGACCGATCGCTTTGGCTCTACAAGAAGTTTAGCTCCAGCCATTGTAGTAAATGAGTTTGACACAACAACAAATAAAACAATAGCTAAATGTGACACTAGGACTATGGCAGGCATGGATTCACATAGAGCTTTTTTGTATAACAGTGGGATATATAGCAATATTGACAATAGTAGTAGTCAAGTACAAGTACAGGGGGAGGGTGACGGAAGCTCTGGTAATCCAGTAGTCTCCGATGGCACTGTACGTTTTAACTTTTCAGATAAAAATGCTTTTGCAGTTATACCAATGGTCCCAAGTAATACACAAAATAGTTCATTCACTAGAGATAGACATTCGCAGACTGCCATTTCAACCACAACCTCTAATAGTAATGGAGATAATGATTTATATAATTTAGGGCTTGGAGATGTGTCAAGCTTAGGTACCTTAGCTAGTTCAAATCCGGTAAGGGCTTTTATGACTGGAGCAGTAACTACAGCAGCCCTAGAACTACAAATTGAAGTTGACGGGACTGCAGCAACCACCTTAAGAAATCAAAATGCTACAGGTCAAAGAGTACAGCTTTTAGGAGGCTCTGGAAACACAGATAATGTAGTAAATTTTGGAAGTGGTGCTAGTAGTTGGCAGTTTAGTTCAGAGATAACGCTAGTTGCAAGAACTGGGGGTAGCAATGGTACTGTCTCTGTTGATGGCGCTTGGCTTCAAGTAGAATACACACCGAGTGAAGCAAAGTCTTTCATTGGGGTAGTTAAAGAAAAAAGAATACTTATAAAACCTTCGACATTTAGATTTGAAGTTAAAGATGTAGAGCTAGAAAGAGATTTTAGTATACCAAGCAATTCTCAAGTTATTTTTGTAGGAGCACAAGGGAGAGAATATGGATCGTGGATTGATGGCTCTAGAGGTAGCCCAGGTAATAACAAAAATAATGGTGACATGATAACACACCCTGCACATATAATTGAAGATATATTGCGTAGCGAAATTGGTTTAGTAGATGCTCAAATAAATATGGTTGATTTCGATACCCTATACAACCTCGACACAAGTATGTTTGCTAGATTTTCGCAAGTTGATGAAATTGCTGCTTTTGATCTTATTGATGATATTAGTAGACAATTTGGATTTTACTTCTTTTTTGATGGCGAAGGCATAGCTCGATGCGTACCGAGAAAATTAGCCTCAGCATATAACCCAAGTTCTTTAAGTCCTGACCTTACAATTAGTTTTAATGATTGTGCTTTTAAAGGTATAAGGAAGACTAATTTAAGCGACGTATATACTAAAATTAGATTAGAGTATGATTATGATTATGGTCCTAGGAAGAATAGATTAAATATAACTACAAGTAGCACGAATAAATCTGATTATAAGAGAGATAAAGATGTTGAGCTAAATACAAGTTGCGATAAAATATTCTATGTAGCTGCAAACACTTACGATATTGATGACGCAAAAGAAAACGCACAAAAAATACACGACCTATATCTTGATCTTTATAAAACACGAAAAAATATAATATCGCTAGTAAGCTTTAACTTATCACATCTTAAATTAGAGGTAGGTGATATAGTGGCTTTATCTGATGAGCCTAGTGATATTACCTTATACGGCACAGAGATAACGAACCAAAACTTTATGATAACAAGCACAAAGAAATATCCAGACAAAATTGAACTAGAATTAACCCAGGTATCTTAATATGGCACACTTTATATATCCAAATGCAAATCTTTATAAAAATCTTCCAGTTGGTGGTGATCGCACAGGAGGAACAAATGACTTTGCAGCAAGTGCAAATGTTACGAATGAGTCTAGACTAACTGATTTGTCAATCTCAACATCTGCAAGTATACCTCAATTTGACGCAGTGCAATTTGATATGGGTGGAACAATAACAGGTGTTGACGCAGTTGCCGTTTACTCAAACGCAGCAAATTCAAATGATGTGCATTTTTTTAACAGCAGTAGTGCTGCGAGTGGGGCTTTCGGTAGTGGTGACGCTAACTTTATAACTGGGACTAGCTATGCAGACCTTACCCTAGGATGGAATGTTAAGACTGGTTTATCAAATACTTCTGGTGGTAGTGCAGCAACACAGCGTTATTTTTATTTATATTCTAATGTAGCAACACAAAGCACAATTACAGAGGTCATTATAGGTAACAAGCTTGACCTAACAAACGTCAACTTATCTGGTAACGAAGGTGTAGAATATGGTAATGATGCACTAGAGAGTTATGGTGGTGTAAGATTCTCAAACCAAAGACATGGTGCTAAAAAGTTCTTTGACTTCAATCTATCGTTTGTCAATGAGACATATAAGACTAGCTTAGAGACAATGCGTGATAGCGTCAAAGGATCACATTATAATTTACTATACTACGATGGTAGCACTTATCATTATGTCAAGCTATCCGATAAGTCGCTTGTATTTAAAGAAGTAGCCTTTGGTGTCTACAACACAAAGATTGAACTAACGGAACAAATTAGTAGTTAAGGTCACTTAAAGACTCCACAAGCATCTTGGATGCTTCTATCTTATCATCGTTTATCCAATCTGCATACGCATCTTGCGTATCTTTGACATTTGCATGGCCAAGGTGTTCTTTAACGGCGTAGATATTCCCACTCTTTCTAAGTAATATTGTAGCAGAGGTATCTCTTAGGTCGTGCATCGTAAACTTAATACCACTTATTTTACTCGCACGTTCTATCCTTGATCGTATACGTCCCTGGGCACAAGGTATTGGATAGATGTGAGCTTCATCGTGTATATCCTTAAAATAATCATTGATATACCTTAAAAGCTTTTGATGTGGGTCCTTTAAGAAGGCAATCTCAAAGCGCTTATCAAAGTCTCGCTTGTTGCCCTTATTCTTAATGTGGGCAATTTCCTTATCGGTATCTATTTGGTCCCAAGTAAAATCAGGCCTACATAACTCACTGATCCTACATCCGGTAAGAACGTAAAGCTGTATGATAGCTTTTGTTATCTTAGGTATATCCTCATTGCTATAAATAAGCTCCAAATCGCTAGGTTTTAGAGCGTTTTTTATACTAGGCAACAACTTAGGTGTTCTTATAGGTTTAGCGTCTATACGGCCAATTATTCTCCCGTCCTCTATCTCACGTCTGATCCAGTTTCCTATACTATTGAAGAGGCGAATATCTGATATACAAGAGTTTCTTTTTTTGTCGTTTCCAAATTCATTATAATATAACTTATAGTCAATGGATGAGAAAAGAATAGAAGGACCAAATGCTCTTTCTACCTTAGACATAAACAAAAGATAACGCTCCTTTGTTTTGTCGGCGTAATTATTATAAGGTATCGCATTCTTTTTAAATGACTCAAATACAAAACCAAGGGTCAACTCGCTTTGACGTTGTGTATCTTGCGATTGTCCTACAAGCTTTGCTTCTATCTTGTCACGCTGTTCTATAAGGTCTGCTTTTTCATAGAAGTCGTATGCTTCTTCTTTATCCGATATAGTTATCGTTCTATATGGATTAGAGAAAAGTTGTTTATATCCCTGGGGTATGTATTTTATCTTATAGCCGTTTTTTGCTTTTGTTATCTTAGCCACTAATCCTCCTAATTATTAATATGGGTTTAGAACAAATTAATATATACCCTTTAAGTTATAATCTTTATTACAAATATGCAAGAATTAAAATATTTCTTTGCATTGAATAGTTTTTGTGTTAATATGTGTTGCGAATAAAAGAGGAAATTATGGGAAGACCCAAAATAACTGAACCAATCATTGCACAAGAAAAAATTAAAGTAGTTTTAAAAAGGGATAATGTACAGCGGAGCTTATCCTGGCTTTCAAAAGAGGCAGATATCAGCTATCCTTTGCTACATCAAATAGTAACCGGTAAGCGTAGGCTTCAAGATTCTCAAGCAAATAGGATTTTATTTGCGTTTCAAAAATTTAACATTGACATAACTTACGATGAGCTATTCGTATGATTTATACTTCCACTAACTTAACCAAGCCAAGCCATGAGCAAGATATTAATAAAACCCACCGATAAATTAGATAAAACAGAACTTCTTACATACGTCGAGTCATTAGGTTCTTCCATTAAAAATAATGGCTCGACGTTGAAAAAAGGGGTTATTGTTACACGCTACGACATAAAATCAAGTGATGCTCTTCAAAGGTATCAAGTAATTACAGAAGTATGTCGTAAACTAGACACATTAAACATAGCTTATGAGGTGCAAGAGTGAGACATTTGACTTGGTATTTAAAAGAGTATTTCATTGAGATACTAATAATAATTATGTTAGTAATGGTATTAATAAACAATAGGAGTATAGTATGGCCGTAAATAAAAAAACAGGGACGATGAACTCTGTATACTTTGGACCTTTCGTCGTTGAAGATGTAGAAACAACTTGGGTTCATTTAAATAAACCCGATCTAGAATATAACACGGGACATAGCGTCTCAGTTAAAATAAACGATACTTTGAGAAAGGAACTTAAAGATATTGTGGCTCAATCTGGAGTGAAGGTAATCTATGGCTTGAAGGATAACGATGGTAAAAAGACAGAAGATTATAAGAAGGCTGATAGTATCAAGTTTAAAACAAAAGTGTATTCTGATGATGGAGTGCAGCGCTTTCCAAACGTCTATGATGTTAATGGTGCAAAGACCCAAGATACCCCTTTCGGTGGAGACACTATAAGCGCTGTTGTAAAACCAAAAGCATATGAAGAAGGTGTTAGTATTTATTTGCAAGAGGTTATGGTAAAAGAAACAAATGGATCATCTAAGGTCACATTTGCTAAACCTAAAGAAGAACAACAAACAGTATCTTTTAATAAGCAGGCAGATAATGACACAAAAAAAGATGATGAAGAGGATTTGCCTTTCTAAATTAGAAGGTAAGTCAAAAGAACAAATACAAAAGCTACAGCAACAGTGGGATGATACATTGATAAATGGTAAAAAGAAAGGCACGGCTTATGAAAATGAGCTTGTCAAAAAACTACAAGAGAATGGTTTTAAGAATGTCAAGAGGAGTTGGGGTTCGGATGGCCGATCTCTTGGAGAGACCGCAGATGTTGACATTGTTGCTGATGGCTTAAAAATACAAGCTAAACGTCGCAAGTCGATACCACAGTGGATGAATTTAGGGAATTGCGATGTAGTAATGTTTAGAGGAGATAGAGGTTTAACCTTTGTGGCTATGACTTTTGACGATTGGATAAAATGTTTGAAAGATGCCCCTTAAAGAGTAATAATAAATGTGGATATGCAGGCTATGATAAACAAAATAGACTTAGATGTGGCTTTGCTACAAATCCAAATTTTGTGTCGGAGTTAAAGGTATGTCCTCTGGCGCAAAAAAAGGCAAGACGAAAAAAGAGATGATTTTGGGTTGGCGTTCAAGGTCAGGCGTTCTTGCCTTTATAATTAACGCGTT